GGTGGACAGAGCTTTACAAATTATATCCCAACTGTAATTACAGACATTACAAAACTAGCAGGTAACGTAGCAACAGGAGAACCTAAAACATCCGTTGGTAAAATAGGTGATTATGCTGTTGTTGCCGCTACAACTTTAAACAAAACGTATTACAAAAATACTGGTGGGGCTTGGGTCCAAATAGGATCAAGTGATTGGATTAAATCACACGCTACAGTAACAGGAACAGAAAGCAATCCAACATTAACTCCTAACGCTACTTTTGATCTTAATGGCGGAACAGTAGTAGATGTTGGAGCAGGAACTACATTAGCTGATCTAAAAGCAGTCCTTAATGGATTGTCAGTTGCTGGTGTTACTTGTGACGTTGTTGATGGTAAATTTGAAATTTATTCAACAGGCATAGATATTGTATTAGCGACAAATGGATCAACATTACTTGCAGAAATTGGTCTAACAGCGGCAACACATAAAGCGCCAGCTTTACAAATTTCAGCACACACATCTGTACCAGCATTTAAAATAACTGACACAGGAACTACAAGACCAAGTGGGTCTCTTTGGGTTAAAACTACACAACCTAATGTAGGTGCTCGCTTTAGAGTTAAAAAATTCAATGGAACTACAAATCTTTGGGAAGATGTTGTAGCACCAATGTATTCAGACAACCACACAGCTTTGTTTAATTTAGATAAAGCAGGCGGTGGCGTTAATTTAGCAGTTGGTTCTTTATACGTTAATTACAACAATGCAGAAGCAACAACAGATATTGGGGACTTTAAAATTCTCAGACGTGTATCTACAGGAAACACAACTATTACGAGTGATATAATTGCAACTCAACTTACAGCGGCAACTTATGCATTTAATATGCAAGAGTCAACTGTAGGATCAGCAACACTTGGCGCAGATAAAACAATCAGCGTAACTACAACAGGTGCATCAACTGATGCAGAACTGGTAGCAGGTGAAATTAATACAGCTGGCTTTACTAACATAGTTGCATCAGTAGACGCTTCAAACAGAATCGTTATTGAACACAATGATGGTGGAGATTTTAGAATAGATGATACAAGTGCGCCAGGCGTACTTGGATTGGCTGGCTTTGTTTCTTATGTAAGTACTACAGAAGGAACACCTAATTTGTATGAGGTACCGGCAGGTGACACTACACATGATTGGGTAGCAAGTAACTGGCAAGTATTAACTTATACAGCAGGAGACGATGCACCAACTGCCTTAACAACAGACGGCAGACTTTGGTACAGTTCAATTGTTGACGAAGTTGACATAATGATTCACAATGGTACTACTTGGGTAGGATATCAAGATTCAACTGCTCCATATTATGCAGTTGCATCAGCTGACAAAACTGACCCAGCAGGACCAATTGTTTCAGCAACAGAACCAGCAGTAGCAAATGGACAATCAGATGGTACTGCATTGAGACATGGTGATATTTGGGTTTCAACAGCAGATACTGAAGTTTATCCTAAAATTTACAAATATAACGGCTCAACTCTAAAATGGGTATTGCTTGATTCAAGTGATCAAACAACTGAAGATGGAGTTTTATTTGCAGATGCACGTTACAATACAGCAGGTGCTAATTCAGATAAAGCAGGAACTATTGCGGCAATGTTAGTAAGTAACTTTGTTGATATTGACGCTCCAGATCCAGCACTTTATCCAAAAGGAATGTTGCTTTACAATCTACGTAGAAGCGGATTTAATGTTAAGAAATTTACTCGTAACTATGTAGACACAGCGGCAGACAATATTAGATTTGGCGACGAATCACAAGATGCCTACTATGCACACCGTTGGGTTACTGAATCAGCTAACCAAACAAATGGCGCAGGTAGCTTCGGACGTAAAGCTCAACGTAAAGTTGTTGTACAATCATTACAAGCATTAGTAAACAGTAACCAAAAGATTAGAGATGACGAATCAAGACTCTTTAACTTAATGGCTTGTCCAGGTTATTCAGAACTAATTGGTGAAATGGTTACACTAAACACTGATAGAAGCCTAAGTGCATTTATTATTGGTGACAGTCCATTTAGACTTACACCAGATGCAACTACACTTAATAACTGGGGTACAAATACTGCCCTAGCAGTTGAAGACAATGACGATGGACTTGTTACAAGTGACGAATACTTGGGCGTGTTTTATCCAAGTTTATTCACTAGTGATAATGCAGGTAACAACGTAATTGTTCCTCCAAGTCATGGTATATTAAGAACATTCGCATTAAGCGATCAAGTTTCGTTTCCATGGTTTGCACCAGCAGGTACAAGACGTGGCGGAATTACAAACGCTAGTGCGGCAGGATACATTGATGGTGAAGGTGAATTTGTAAGTACAGCACTTAACGAAGGACAAAGGGACACGTTGTATAGTAACAACATTAACCCGATTACATTTATGACAGGTGCAGGTCTTTTAGTTTACGGACAAAAAACAAGAGCCAAAAATGCTAGTTCTTTAGATAGAATTAATGTAGCACGTTTGGTAATTTACTTACGTAGCCAACTTAAGAAACTTGCTAAACCTTATATTTTTGAACCAAATGATAAGATTACACGGGACGAAATTAAGGCACAAGCAGATACATTGTTACTTGAATTAGTTGGGCAAAGAGCACTTTATGACTTCTTAGTTGTGTGTGATGAGTCGAACAATACACCAAGTAGAATTGATCGTAATGAGCTTTATTTAGATATTGCCATAGAACCAGTTAAAGCAGTAGAGTTTATTTACATTCCACTAAGGCTTAAAAATACTGGTGAGATAGCGGGACTGTAAAATGATAAATACTACTAATAGGGAGATATTATAATGAGCATTTCGACTTTATCAAAACTTACAGTACCTTTAGATTCAAGTGCATCAGCATCGAATCAAGGGCTGTTAATGCCAAAACTCCAGTATCGCTTTAGGGTGACATTGGAAAATTTTGGTAGATCAACACCAACAACAGAGTTAACAAAACAAGTTGTTGATGTTACAAGACCTAACGTGTCTTTTGAACAGATCACAGTTGATGTATATAACTCACGTGTATTCCTAGCAGGAAAACATACGTGGGAACCAATTACACTTAACTTACGTGAAGATGTTTCAAACAACGTACAAAAATTAGTTGGTGAGCAAATCCAGAAACAATTTGACTTTTTTGAACAATCAAGTGCGGCTTCAGGAAGCGATTACAAATTCGTAACTAGAATTGAAATTTTAGACGGTGGTAATGGCGCAAGTCCGGCAGGCATACTTGAGACATTTGAACTTTATGGTTGTTACTGTGAAAGTGCAAACTACAACACATTAGCATATAGTACAAACGATCCGGTGACTATTGCTTTATCTATTAGATACGATAACGCAATACAAACACCACAAGGTACAGGTATTGGTACAGCAATCGGTAGAACAGTTAATACTGCTATTACCGGTGGCGGCGCTCAGTAACAATACTTAAACTATAATATTTCCGAGTTAAAAGGAGTCTTTTTAGGCTCCTTTTTTCTTTTAAAATACCCACTTATTTTAATAGCTAAATACTAGTATGAAAAGTATATTCAGAGGATTCCTAGATAACTTACTACAAGGAGTATTAAATCCTAAGGGTAACCTTGGTGATTGGCAACACGGCAGAGCCTTATATACTAATGACGATTTTCGTCTAGCTCCTAAACATAAATTTTTATATCACGTAGCTTTTACATTAAATGCAGATGCAGTAAAAGTAATACCTCAATTAAAAACACATGAACTTAATATGCTTGTAAAATCTGTTGATTTACCTAAGTATAATATAAGCACTACTTTAAAACATCAATATAATAAAAAACGTAATTTACAAACAAGACTAGACTACGATCCTATTAACATTACATTTCATGATGACAACTATGGCGTAACAACTGCTATGTGGGAAGCGTATTATCGATATTATTTTAGAGATGGAACGTATTCAACAATAGATGGTGCAGGTGCACCTTCGTCAGATTCAAAAGGTATTAAGGGCGGAGTAGGAGCATATGAGCGAGCAAATACATATGGTCCTCCACACGTTAATTCAAAAAGATTTGGTATGGACAATGATCAGTACCAAAACTTTTTTAATAGTATTCAAATTTTTCAAATGTCAAGACGAAGATATACATCTTTTACATTAGTTAATCCTATAATTTCAAGTTGGCAACATGATACTATGGATAACAGTGATAGTGGTGTTGTATCAAATCAAATGACAATTCAATATGAAACTGTATGGTATGCACGTGGACCAGTAGAACAAGGTACTGCTCCTAAAATGTTTGGTACTCCATCAGGACACTATGATACAATGCCAAGTCCACTAACACTTGAAGGTGGAGGAATAGCAAGTCTATTTGGTATTGGTGGAGTTGCTTCAGGTGGATTAGATGTATTAGGTGACATTACAAGTAAGAAAGCATTTGGTAGCCTTGGAGGGTTCCTTGGTACAGTATTAAAAGGAGCCAATGTTTTTAAAAATGCAAAAAGTTTATCACAAGAAGGACTACGACAAGAAGGATTTAATATCCTAAAAGGTGCTCTTGGCTCTGTAAATAATACGGCTGTCGGTGGAGTTGCTAATACATTATTTCCGAAAGGATCAGGAACAGGTAGTGCCCTTTCATCGGCTGTAGCCACAGTTTCAGGAGTAGCTACGGCATCATCATTTATAAGAAATGTATCAACTGGATCAACATTTGATACAATAACTTCATTAGCTAATAATCCTGGTAAGCTAGATGAATTAGCTAAAGCAGGAAGTTTCTTAAAAGTACATTTAGAACAAGGTGGAAGTGCAATAGCTGATCAAGTTGGCTCAGCATATAATAATTTATCTAATGCGGCCAAAGATAGTTTTAGAAATTTAGAACTGGATAATGCACAACAAACAGTACAAAATAATCCGAACATTAGTATAGGAGTATAAAATGGCAACAGAAGAATTATCTGGACAAATAGTAACACCAAGTCCACAACCTATTAACTTACCTCGTTGGGAAAATAAAGATTCTGCGGATGAAGTAAAACAATTTTTAAGTAGATATTTTACATCCTCAATTAGTTATCCAAGTAACCAAGTTGATGCAGTTATTGGCTTCTTTGAAAACAGAGGATTCGATAAAGTTAGTGCTCAGACTATCGGTACAGTCTTAATGCAACAAGCAAGACTAGACGATGTTAATGTATTTGAACTTATAGATACACTTAAAGGTTTAGACTCATTACAATTAAGTTCAATAGTAACAGAAGTATTAAATTATAATAGATCAAAAATTAGTACATTAGGATACAAAATAGATACATCTACTGATAAATTAGAGACACGCAACGTATTGGTATAACTATGGCAAAGTTTGCACAAGGCCGTTTTAGTCTTAAAAATGCTGACAAGTACCTAGGTAGAAAAACTCCTTTATATAGATCAAGTTGGGAATTTGCTTTTATGCGTTTCTGCGACGA